TTCGGTGATACAAGTTCTACATACGCGTACAATGACGCAGATGATGGTGATGGTTGGTCATTAGATGATTACATATCTGAACCATTCGACCCAGAAACAGCATTCTCTTCGCTAGGTGCAGAAGGTGCTCAATTCGATTTATCAGATTTAGATTTTGATAATGCAACTGGTAATGTATTAATTAGCTCGCACACTGGTGCAGCAGTGATACAGATTAACCCTGCTAACGGTACAGTAATATCTGAATTAGATATATCAGGTGATGGTTTTACTCAAGTAGAGTTAGTAGCAATACTACCAGATGGTGAAGTTATTATCGGTGGTGAGGCATCTGAATATAAAATATATACTGCTATAACTACTAGCCAAACACTTAAGACATTAGTGGTAGGTACTACTAAAAGTTTAACTCTTGGTATAGAAGTAAGTTACGGTAGAACAATATCGTTTACAACGAATAAATCAACTAGTTTAGATAACGGTTTATTATTCAATGTAATCTCAAGTATGACAACTGCAAAAAGCCTAACGCTAAATGCACTATCAGTCATTGGGAAGCTATTCAGCTATATAGCGACTAAGAGTAGCAGCATACAGAAAGAAATAAGTAAGGTACTATCCTCTACAACTAGTAAAGGAAGTACACAACAAAAAGCCATAGATAAAACACTTGCAGTCAGTACTAGTAAAACATCAGTACTCCAAGCAGGGTTGTCATTTTCTATGACTATACCATTCACAACAAGTAAGTCGTTAGTTACCACACCCGTTTACCAAGCAGGTGGTGGAATAATACCTATCGACAGTCAGACATCATTTATGATTGATTATGACACAGGAGGTAACTTAGTAAGTATACCTACCTATCTTGGTGAAGGGGATATGTACTACAGTTATCAAGGAAAATATTATAGAGCAGATTTCACTAATCTGTAAGGAGGTACTATGCCATTTGGTATATTAATAGGAGCAGGTGATAATGGCTTTATAGACTATAACGATGCGTCTACAACAGCTTCACCACTCAGCCTAGTAGCTGATACATGGACCACTATACCTAACGATGGGTTAGGGGCTTTCACAAATAAGAATTATGCACCAACTAACATAGATGAATTGATGGATGTTAGTGACGGTAGTTTAGATGTTAGCAAACTAACACTTGGTGATACTATACTAATCAGAAATGACTTTACAGTAACACCTAACACTAATAACGCACTACTAGAATTCCGTTACGAGTTAGGCGGTGGTGCAGGGCTATATACCTTAGATAGAATCATCGGTCGTCTAGACAGTGGTTCCGGTGTAGGGTATAGATTCGCATTACAACCTGACTTAATTTATATGGGGGATACGAACACTAGAGATAACCCAATAAAGTTACAAGTAAAACTTAGTGGGGCAGGTTCGTTAGTAAATGCGGGTTCAGTTATACAGGTAATAAGCACATGAGTATAAAAATTTATAAAGATGATAGCGCAAATGCTATTTTTGTAGAAGATGCTAACGGTGCTCAATTCATAAATGCACTTCATGCTAGTGTAACTGACGGTTTAGTATCTATCGAAGATTTAGCTAAAGGTTTCGATATTGTAACAGGACAAGACCATAACGAGATAGTGGACGAGAATGACGAGACGTATGGGGCCGATGCTATAACGGCTTGTAATACACTCAATACACTATTCCAGTCAGCAGGTTCGTCTAATGGCGAACTACCTGTAGTAACGAGTAACCTAGCAATATCGTTAGTAGAAGGTGAAACACTAAACTACGAATTAACAGCAGACTATGGCGTGGCCTATGAATGGACATCATTGCCATTAGGTGTAAGTACCGTAGAAGGTAACAGTAGGAAATTAGTGGGTGGTAGCAGTCTCAGCGCAGGTACGTATAATATTGGCATGAAAGCTATAAACTACTATGGCGAAGATGACGAAACCTTAGTATTAACCGTAAGCATACCACCTTTTGCTAATACTAAGAGTATAAAGTTCAATAATAACGATTATTTAGGTGCGAACGCTGCCCTACTAGATGCTACACTAGGTCGAACTGGTAACGGTTCGGGGTCAAGTGACGCATGGAGTATTGCTTTCTGGTTCAAAGCGGGTACAAGTAACAACCAGAACCAGACTATTTTCTACTTCGGGTCAAACGATGTTGCGAATGGCAACCATCTAATATTTACTTATAACGGTGATAATGGGTCTAGAAGACAAATTAATTTCAGGTACGGCAGTAATAATAACCATTTAACACTTAAAGCGCCTGTAGGTAGTGTTGCAAGTGCAGACGGTTGGCAACACGTTATGTTCACATATGACGGTGGAACAACAGGGGCAAGTAGCGGCTCTATAAACCAATACTACTCAAGATTTAACATGTTTATTAACGGTGTTCAGCAAACGACAGTTAACTCACATGGTAACTACGGGAACACTACTGCATTAAGTGGTCAGAACCTACGAGTTGGTAGATACAGTGCAGGTAACTATATGCGCAACGATTGTAAAGTAGACGAGTTAGCAATATTCGACTCGGACCAAACCGCAAACATTAGTGACATATACAACAGTGGTACACCCTTCGACCTATCAACCTTAACCACAGCACCTAAGCATTGGTGGAGGATGGGAGATGGTGACACATACCCAAACCTAGTAGACTCTGGTGATACAGGTGGAGCTACAATGGTAATGTACAATATGACTGTAGCAGACATAGTAACAGATACACCGTAAGAACAACACCCCCAACGCCTCTGACTAAAGCGTACCAGTGGGGGTTAACTAATAGGAGGTAGTCAATGGACTACGAAGTTGGATTTAAGATTTTGGTCTCAGTAGTCCTTGGCTGGTTCGCAGTCGATAAAAGAAACACACGCGAAGATATCAAAACATTAGAAAAGAAAGTTAACAGTCACGCAACAGACGTAGCTGTACTTAGAGAACAAATTAAGTCAATTAAAGAAGATACGAAATTTATCCGTAAACAATTAGGAGAATAACTATGATGTGGTTAGGACTAATTAAAGAAGTAGTTAGCGGTTGGGTCGGTATGAAGAAAGTCAAGTACGAGGCTGAAGGGCAACGAGCAATGGCTCTTGCTAAAGTCGAAGCTGGCTATGACCTAGAAGCACTACGAGCACAAAAGGATAGTTGGAAAGACGAAGTATTCTTATATGTATTCCTATCACCATTAGTTATAGCTTGGTTCGACCAAGAGAAAGCTATGGGGTGGGTAGACTTCGTTTCACAAATGCCTGCATGGTATCAGTATATGTTAGTTGGTATGATGGCAGCAGTATTTGGGTTAAGATGGTTCGTTAAGAATCAGAACATGAAAATAGTAAAGGGGTTTAAGTAGTGAGTAAAGCATCAGAGAGTAAACTATCAGCACTGCATGGTGCAGTAGCAGAAGTTCTGACTACACAAGTACTAAGTACTGAACCCGAGACCACTTTCGACAGTGAGGGCAACTGTGTTGAAACTGGGGAAGAAGTTTATTCGGCTTCCCCAGCCTTAGTTGCCACCGCTATCAAGTTCTTAAAAGATAACCAGATTACATGTGACATCTCGCAAGACGAGAACATGGGTAACCTACGTGAAGCACTTAAGAACAAGACTAAGCACTCACGCCTAACAAGTGGGCAAGCAGCAGCTAAAGAGGTACACTAATGGATATAGCAGATATTGTATTCGACACAGAGATGACAGATGACTGTCTATTCACTGATGACGAGTTTACAAAAATCTGTGATAACCGAGAGCAGTATTTACAACTTAGTGAAGTAGAACAAGAGACAGCGAGACGGTGGGCCGAGATTGAAGCATTACGGGACCACTACTCGTTATTCGAGGATTTCCTATACGACTGTATGACAGAACTAATGGGATTTACCTGTTCTGATATCCAGATTGATATAGGTAGATTCCTACAATTTGGTAAATACGATACTAAAGAGGACATGGATAAGGTCTTAGATGGCCTACTAAAGCCTCTACAGTATGGTATGATTCAGGCTCAACGTTCACAAGCAAAGTCTACTATCGTAGCAATGTTCGCAGTATGGCAATTAATACATGATTGCAAGCATAGGATATTAATTCTATCTGCTGGTTCAGAAGTTGCAATGGAAATCGCTAATTGGGTTATTCAGATTATTATGAGTTGGGACATACTAGAATGTATGAGACCAGACAGACAACACGGAGACCGAGCAAGTTCTAAAGCGTTCGATATCAACTGGCAACTTAAGGGTGCGGAGAAATCCCCATCAATAGCTTGTATTGGTGTTACAGCTAACATGCAGGGTAGACGTGCAGATTTATTAATACCCGATGACATTGAGTCATCAAAGAATGGTACAACAGAGATACAACGAGCAGCCCTCGAACATCTGTCAAAAGATTTTACGTCCATATGTCAGAAAGGAAGAATCATTTATCTTGGTACTCCCCAGACTGTGGACTCTATTTACAACAACCTACCGGCTCGTGGTTACACGATAAGAGTCTGGACAGGGCGTTACCCTACCGAAGACGAGGAAAAGCACTATGGCGACACACTGGCCCCTTACATTGCTAAGAAGATGTATGCTGACCCTACTTTACGTAACGGTGGTGGTCTTGATGGTTCCCGTGGTCGTCCTACTGATGACGTGCTACTTGGTGAGGATTTGCTTACCAAGAAGGAACTAGACCAAGGACCAGCATACTTTAATCTACAGCACATGCTAAATACAACCTTGTCAGACGAGCTACGTCACCCACTTAAGACTAAGAACTTAATAGTGATGAACTTCGGGACAAAAGAAGCAGCAGGTGAGATTACATGGATGCCTAGCCCCTCTAATAAGATAGAGGTAGAAGGTTTCGTCAGTAAGCCACAATTCTATGGTCCATTTACTACTAGCACTAAGCTATACGCATACGAAGGTAAACACATGTATGTAGATACAGCAGGTGGTGGTGAGAATGGGGATGAAACAGTAGCAGCAGTTACATACTTCTTACATGGCTATATATTCCTAGCAGAGTTACTTAAGTTACCCGGTGGGTACAGTGATAGTAACTACAAAGAGTTAAGTAAGTTAGCACTACGACATGAAGTTAATAGTATTGACGTAGAGAAGAACTTTGGTTTTGGTGCATTCGCGGCAGCGTGGAGACCATTACTAGCAGCAGAGTACAAAGAAGTAGGAAAGCAATGTCCACGGATAGAAGATGTCTGGGAGACAGGGCAGAAAGAACTACGTATCATTGATACGTTAGAGCCAGTAATGGCAAGACATAAGCTTATAATACACGAAGATATAATTGCGTATGATATAAGTTCAACTAAGAAGTACCCAATAGACCGACAAGAAACATACAAGTTCTTTCATCAGATGGCTAAGATTAGCCGTGACAAAGATGCCTTAATACATGACGATAGCCTAGATGCAGTAGCAGGTAGCGTTCGTAAGTGGGTAGACAGACTCGCAGTAGATGAAAAAGTACGTATGTCCCAGAAAGAAACAGACGACAATGTGGCGTTCTTTGCTGAATGGGGTGGTGATATAGGTGCAGACCAAAACGGTGTACTGGGCTTATCAACAGATAGGTTTAGACGCAAACAAACAGTCAGGAGACGACGATGAGTAAGAACTCAAGTTCCACCCGTTTAAATATTACGGACTTACCAAGAGACCCACAACGCAGTCTAGGTGGACTTCGGCAAGCTCTAGTAGCATCAGCTAACTATTGCAAACGATATCCTAAGAAACTAGAACTACTATTAAAAGTGCTAAAGGCAACATACAAGTACTGTCTAGAGGCTCAGAAGGCCGCTGACAAGGCAGCAAAAGCCGCTAAGAAGGTCGCAGAAGAAGAAGCAGCTAAGAAGGCCGCAGAAGAAGAAGCAGCTAAGAAGGTCGCAGAAGAAGAAGCAGCTATGTTAGCACTAGCAGAAAAGCAAGCCGCAGAGAAATCTGCTGAATCTAAGTAATTATAAGGAATAAACACAATGGCTAATACACTAAGTATCCCAGAGCGCACTTTAGCTCAAATCAGCGAATCAACTAACTCTATCAATGTAATTGGTGGGGCTGATGGTCGCTTATCCGCATATCAACCTTTAGTAGCACGAATCACAGACCACGCAGACAATGATGCTGGTGAAACTGGTTCAGATACAGACCTAATGGCTATCTTTAAGTCTAGCGCACACGGTCAACCTTGGATTAAAGACGCTAATGTTCTTATCCACAAGGTAATCGAAGCAGATGCAGACCCGGTAAGTAACCCTACAGACACAGACGTATCTGTATTGTACCCTAACTTCGACTACAGCACCTTTGAGTAATGTTAGATGTACAGGAATGTACATTATTAGGGTATCTAGAGATGACCACCGGCTTACCTACCATCGGTAAGGACCAAGCTGGTGTAATCTTAACTGACCCGGCCACAAAGGCCCAAGAATGGGTATCCTTACACGAATTTGAAGAACGATTCGATGTACTAGAGTAACATTATCAACGCACTACGGCCATAATAGGCTGTTCTGCGTTATATTTAAATCATTAGGAGAAGTCTTATGGAACACCAAGACCCAGCTAACGAATTAGCGTTAAGCATGATTAACACAACACCTGTAACAAGAACACCAGAAAACAATAGAACCTATAAAGCATTCCAGAAGTGCTTCAAACTACCTTATTGGGAAAATACCATGTGCCACACAACTAAGTCATACAGATTTGACAGACAAGTTTCATGGGACAGAATAAAACAAGAATTCAACCTAACTCCTAAAGAACTAACATTACTAAAACAAGTATACACAGAGTCACTACAAGGTTGGAGTACTCCGTACGACTTAATAAAGGTCAGTAATGGGCATAAAGCTAGGTCAATAAACAACTTAGTTAAGAAAGAAGTCCTAAAAGTAATAGAAGGCCAAGTAATAATGAACCCATCAATAGTAATAGCACGTAATGGTTGGTCACAGTACTTACTAGGAGTAATGTTAGTACAGTGGATGAACGAGAGGTTCGTAATACCAACAGTAACACCAGATAAATACAGTAAAGAGTCTATACGAGCAGGTGCACAATACGCTGTAGACGACCAAAACCGCATAGAAATACCCCATATAGTAAAGGGTAAAATACAAGGTAATTTAGGCTAAATGGCGAGGTGTTTTCACTAAAAATATTATATTAAACAATAACTTAAACGTAAAAACACCACATTATCTGCTATAAGAATAGCGTTCTGTCGTTAGACCAAGAACAAGACAAGGTAACCAAGGGTACAAAGGGTAATATTCAAAACGGGTAATAAATACGAGGGGGTACTCCCTCCACTCTTCATTCTCCCATTTCCCCCATAGGCCTCTCTCTCTCACTCATTTATACTATCTCTCTATAATCAAGTATATTACTTGTAATTGAATTGTATAGGGTGGGCTGCGCCCAGATATGTCTCTTTTATGATACTAGTAATTCCACTAGTACACACTATACCTTGGAGGTATATCATGTTACAAGCTAACCTTAGTACTACAGCATCACCAATTGGTTCTTATGTTACGTATAAAGGACTACCTTACTTGGTAGTAGATACTAATGATACTGTTAGTATGGTTAAGATACTTAACCCAATACAAGGTAACACTAAGTTACACGTTAGTGTTAAGAACGTAGTACAAATGAATTGTAATGAAGCACAGTGTGTGGAGTTACAAGGTAATAAGTTCTTAGTTACTGCTAAGTCTAACATCATTAGCCTACGTACTGGTAGATTAGTGTATACCATGGCTTGTGATAACCATCGTAAAGCTATACTTTCTGCTGTAGCTTAAGTCTTAATCAGGTCTGCACGAAAAGACGTGCAGCCCACTTAATTTAACCTTTGGAGAACACTATGACTATTACAACACAAGCACGTATTAACTTGATTGGTAACAACTGGTACTACATATCAGATACATACCAAGCATCACACAACAACCTTTATACATTACTAATGGCTGCTAAAGCACACGGA